TCTATTTGTGAAGTAACCTCTGTGTTACTGTCATTACTGTCTTGTATAGGGTTACCATCACCGTCTTGAGAAAATGTATAATAAGGGCTTTGATTTAAATTATTAGTAGGGTATATAGTATGTAAAACACCTAATTCATCAACCCATGATAATTTCACATAATTAACATAGTCTTGAGGTATTGTTAAACTCAAACTGTTAGGCACTGTAAGCTCTGATGACTTAACACTTTTTAATGTATCATAACTAAATTCTTGTAATCCTCTTCTAGCGTGAAAAATTACATCGGTTCTTTTTACACTAGATATAAGTTTACCAGGCCCAACGTAAGCAATTAAAAAGTTATTAATAACATCATCAAGTCTAGTATATTCATAATCACCATGTACATTATCTAATGTATTTTCGTTTAATTGTATTTTTACATAACTATTTAAAGCTAAAAGCTGAGGTATTGTGATTACATTAGGACTTGACATTGTCCACGTTGTAACTCTTCTAATACTTAATTGAGTATTGTTTGGTACACCGCCAACTGGTAAATTTTGACTCATTACAAGTGTATCTACACCAAGGTTATTTGTTTTTGAAACTATAGTTCCATAATTAAAACCAGTTGATTTATTTACAACAGCAAAAACATTGCCTCCAGTAGCCGCTGTATTAGCTACAATAGTTAAATTAGTTTGACCAGCTGCACTAGCACCACTTGATAAAGCGTCTACATCTGTATTAGCTGGCGTTAACTCTGTCCACAAACTAGCGTTAGTGCTAGTGAATATTTTAAAATTATTTAAATTATAACCATTTGTTGCTGGATCAGAATAATTACCAGTTCCAACAACTAGATCAGTATTAAATGTGCTAGTAAATGTTTGATTAGCATTACCATCTGATGTAAACTGCTGTGATCCAGCGTAATATTGTCTGTTAGTTTCGGTTATTAAACCACCATTAGGTATAGGCATAATTTATTATCTTTGTTGATTTATATTTTCTTGTGCAACCTGTTGTGCGGCTACTTGCACTATTTCAGGACTTTTAATTACAACACCAGCGTATAATAATATTTTTAATATTAACTCTGTTTGATCAGCTGGATGTAATTCAAAATTAAATGATGAAGATTCGTTAAAAGAATACGATTGACCGCTTCCTAATGTAAAATTCCAAGAAGGATTTATAGGTTTTCTTATATAACTTAACGATAAACCACTGGTTATAGTAGTTGGATAAACTGTTATTTGATTGTTTTCGTAAGTATATATTGGGTAAGAAGCTGTTGGTGCTGTTAGTTTAGAACTAAGCAAATGATATAATTCCCCTCTATCAACTCTTTGAAGTTCTTCTGTGGGTTTAGTTCCACCAGCGTTGTAAAGTACTTGTCCTAATCTATAAAATTGTTTAGGATAATAATTAGTTAAAAGAGTTAAACCTGTTGTTGGTTGAGAATAAAAATCAATATTAATTCCATTTATAGCATATTCTGCATCAGTTATTAAACTACCATTTCCAAATATTTGTATTATACCATTTTGAGCTTGCGCTGCAGTTATAGTATCTGCTCCTACTACACCTCCTACTGTGCCAATAGCGTATTGAGTAGTAGCACCTGCGGTTGCAGCTGGTACTGTAACCATACCTATAACAGATGATTTACCATTGTTATGACCTATTTGTTGTGGTAAGTTAAAAACGTTACTTGAAGAAATAGATGTAACGTTTATAAATTCTTTAAATATAGAGATTTTTTCATCAAGATTTACGACTCTATCTGCATAATCTGTATTTGTTTGTGGAATACGTATCTGCTGATTTAAACTATCAAAATATGTTTCAAATATTTCTAGTTGACATTGAGCACCTATTTTATTAAATTCAACAGGTGTCATGTAACCCCTCTGTTCTTTGTTTAATATTAATAAAACGGTTTGATATACAGTATTTACGTTTATTGCCATTTTTATATTTTAATTAATAGTGATTAGGGCCACATAAGTGACCCTTCACTATATTATAGTTACATATTATTGTAACTTTTTCTTAATTGTTTTAAAAACTTGAACACCTTCATCAGTTTTAAACCATGCAGCTAATGCTGAGTATGGATTTTCATCAAAAGGTATGGTCATTAGCTTTCTATCATTTGATGCCCAGTGAAAAGTTCTTTGGTCTTGAGCTAGTTTAAGTATGTTTTGTTCTACAGCTCTAATACCTATATTTCTTAAACCTACATTATCATCAGAAGCTATTTCTAAGAAAGCTTTTGGATTTTTCTTTGCCATAAGCAAAATATCTCTTTTTAATTCTTTAGAACTTAAAGAAGATACAGAAGATCCAACTTCTACTCGTAATACAGCTTCAGCGTGATCAATATCCATTTCTTTTGCCGCCATCATAGCATCTAGTTGAATATTAATATCATCTAATTCATCTTCAGCAACAACATCAGCTTCCCATTCAGCATATATAATGTTTTTCTTTGGATGATATAATGATAATAGTTTTTGTAAGTTTTGTTTTTGTTTTGAAACAGCTAACACACCATCTTCAAATATAATATGACCTAGTGTTACTTCTCCTTTTTGATCTTTTACAAGTGGAGAATTTTGATTAGTTGCATATCTTAATTCTTGTTGTTCCCCTACTTCTTCATTAAAATATAGTAAAGGATGTCTAAGACTATTTTTAGAATTTAAAGTATATGTTAAAGGTTCTTTACCGTGTAGTAGATAGTATCTTCTATCTTTTATCTCCCATTTAGGGGCTTTTATTTCTTTTGTTTTTGACATGATATAATATAATATAATTAATAAAATAAAGAGTATCTCCGCCCGAAGACGGAGATAAACTTTAAAGCAATCTTAGTTTTGGAATAATACGAAATTATTCGCAGCTTGAGTAACCAAACATCTTTCAGACAACCAGTTAACTTGCATAGCATCTAAGTTAGTAGTGTAAGCACCACCAGCAGATCCTGTGATCCAGTTTTTGTAACGTCTGTCTTCAGTTTGTGAAGCTCTATATCTAACGTGTAAGAATGGTCTTCTTATGTTAGTACCTAATTGTTGGTCATACACAGTTGATGTTCCAGCAGGTATTAATACACCTTCTATTCCACTTACTGCAACTCCACCTCTTGTAGAAGCATCGTTTAAGTATTTCCAGCTAGTTTTATAGAAGTCATAAGAACCTCTTCTAAAACCAGAGAAACCTAAATTAAGCGCCATGTCTTCAGAGTTTTCAAATAAACCGTAAGCTGTTCCGCCTACAGATCCACCTGAAATTTGTCCTAGCATGTCATCAAAATCTAAATCAAGACCTCTATTTAAGAAAAGCATGTTTTCTTCGATAGCTCCTTGAGTATCTAGATTTTTAAGTACTTGATCAAAATCAGAAAGACCAGTACCAGCTGAGAATCCAGACATGATATTACCTCTTGATTGAATAGCAGCAAAAAGACCTTCAGATCCGTAAGCGTTGATACCGCCTCCAAATCCTTGGATATTAGCTTGTTGAGCAGCAAAACTTTGTCCACCAGCACCAGTAGCTAATTCACCTTCAACCATTGCCATTTCTAAATAGTCATCAAATCTTAGTCTTGTTTCAGACTCAGACTTTAGATACCATAAGTATCCTGATGTACCATCTTCTGTAGCAACTTCTACCCAACCGATTTGAGCCATATCAGAACCATTAATTTGGAATGAATCTTTTATGATAATCGGGTTATTTGCATATTGAGTAAATGAAGGTTGAATAGACTTATAAGATCCAGCCGCTAGGCCATTATCTACAGGTCCAACAGATCCTTTAGCAAAGATAGAACCGTATACAAACATTTTAAGGTTTGTAGCTCCAACTCCTAAAGCATCCCAGTTAGCTGCAGTAAATGGATAAGCAATAACTCTTTGTCCAATACCACCTGGTAAACTTGTTCTTACCACACCTTTTAGTGTAACACCAGTAGTCGGGTTCATTACAACGATTGTATCATTTGGAAAAATAGCATTTGATACAGCTGGGTTACCACCTAAAGCAAATTCTAATTGTGCAACACCTGCACCACCAGTTTGGTTTACATTGTTGTAAGAAACGTGTAATCTATTTTGTTCTGACCAAATCACTTGATCAGACGTCATTGGCATTTCAGCGCCAACCATTCTAAGGAAACCATTTAAAGTTCTGTTTCCATATCTTTCTACCTCAGCTTCGTAAACTTCAGGTAGGTACTGCTGAGCAAAGTCATTTGCACCACCAGTATTAAACGCTAAGTAGTTATTCTGTAGCGCTAGTTGTTGTTGAGAAGGTATAATACTTCCAAACACAGGAGTCATTTGTCCCATAATAATTAATTTTGTTTTTAGTTAAACTTTTTTGATTTTATCTTCAGTTTAGAAGAATCAAGACCACTGATTGATTTAACTTTAAATCCTCCAACAAATACATCTCCTGTAGGTTTAGACCTTACATCATCTGTAATGTTTTTAGATTTTGCAATAAGATCTTTAGTAGCATCGGATTTACCCTGCTCATAAAAATGTTTTGCAATTGAATCAACATTGTCAGCGGCATACATAGCTTTGTGATAACCTTTAACATCTTTAACACTTCCGTCATTATTTAAGAACTTCTTAATTATATTAGAAACATTTGATTGTTTAGTTGCAACTTCATTAGGATTTTTAACTCCATATCTAAACTTTTTTTCTCCAACGTTGATGTCAAAACCTTTGAAATCATTAGAAAAATATTGTTTAGTATCAGACTTAAAAGCCTCATGCTGTTGTTGAGCTGTGTTTTGCTCTTCATTATAGCGATTGAAAAAGTCCATAGCTTTTTGTTGGTCTTGTGTCGTACCAGGTCTCAACTTGATCTCCTCGTAATATTGACTTTTTAAACCATCTAAATGCTTTCGGGCTTTAGCAACCTCTTCTTTATAAGCGAGTTTTTTCTTACGAATATCTCGCTCCTCATCTACTTCTTCATCAAATGAAAAATTATCTTCAATCATAAAGTTAATTTCATTCGAATCCAAGTGTGATTTGGCTTGTTTATAATACTCTCTTAATAGAGTATCATTATCTACATTAGAATAATCTGCATTTAATCTTACATAATCTTCTAATGTTCCACCTGTTTCTTTCATAAAGTCTACGACTTTTTCGATGTTTTCAGGTAATTTAGCTACTTCTCTTGCCTCTTCAGGCGTAGGAGCAATAACTTTTTCTTCTATTTTTTCACCTAATTGTACTATTTCTTCTTCAACTTTTTCTTCATTAGGTTTTTCTTTTTCAACAACCTCTTGTATTATTGGTTGTTCTTCTTTAGTTTCAGAAACTTCTTTGGGCTCTGATACTGGTTTGTCCATTTGAGGGCTATTTCCGGCTTGTTCTTCCACAGCCACCTTCTTTGTTTCTCCGACTTGAACGGCATCTTTTTCTTGTTTTTTAGTTTTTGATAAATCGATTTTAACAATATCTTTTTTAACTAATTGTTTAGGTTTACTTTTAATTTTAAAAGTACCTTCTTGTTTTACTTCTTCTGACATAATATAATATAATAAAAATTAATAAATAGGTTTATTGAGGCATAAACTGCTCTAAACCAAATCCGTCTAAATTATCATTACCAGCTGATTCAAAATCTGTAGGTAATAAATCATTTTTACGTTGATCAATCATTTTTGATTGTTGTGTTGCTTGTATTTTAGTTCTTTTGTCTTTACGATCTTCTATAAATTGTTCTTTTTCTCTATCAGTATTTATTTTAGCTTTTGCTAATTGTAATTGATATTGAAATTCTTCAGCCATCAATTGTTTTTTAATTAAAGCCTCTTGTTCCATTCTTTGTATTTCAAATTGAGACTTGGCTTGTTCTATTTGTATTTCTGTTTGAGCTAAAGCTTGTTGTTTTTCAACTTCATTCATAGCTGCTGACTCAGCTGTTTTAGCGTTAGCTTCTGATTGGGCTTGAATCATAGCTTTTTGATTAGCTTGATCTTGAATTTGTTTTTGTTTTCTTTTAAGCTTTAACATTTGATTAGCCAACTTAAGGTTTTTTATTTGCCTTATATCAATAGCATCTTCTAAATCAATTCCTTGAGACTGTAAAGCTACTTGAATATTTTGTTCTAATTGAGCTTTTTCTTCTTCATCTGGCTCTAATTCTAAATAAATACCAAAATCATGGAGGTTTAATGTATCTATTTCTTTTAACGTTTCAACGTTAAAAACAGATATACTTTCTTTTAATGAATTAGCAGTTAATGGAAATTCTAAAGCATCAGCAACTCTAAGTGAAATATTTTCACATATTCTTAATGTTAAATATAAACTAGACTCTAATATATGTTTAGTTGCTATGTTAGAAGCATTTGCCGCCATTTTTTGTAATCCAACTAAAGCATTAGGATCAGGTTGACTACCATCTCTAGCTTCATTCAAACCGGTTACATCACGTATCATTTGTAAGTAATACTGATATGTGGCTATTAAAGACTGTATTTTAGCATTAGATGCTGATGTTTGTAATTCTTGTATTGGGACTTTACCTCTATTAGGATCGCCATCTTGTGTTAAGCTTCTACCAACGATACTACCAGTTTGGAAATACATATTTAAAGCTTCTTGAGGATTATAATTAGTGCCATTGCCTAAATCAACTTCTGCTAAACCATCAACATCTACAAATACACCATCTGGAACCATACGTTGAATAACTTGTTGAAGTTTTAAAGATGTAAGTTGTATCATATCAGCAAAACTTGTACATCTACTAACTAATGATTCTATACGGCCTTGATATAAATTAGGGGCACATATAGTATAATTCATATTAACTTTAGTTGTATCAGATACAGGTCTTGTCATGTTTTTTGCTAGCTTCCACTCTAGCATTTGAGGGACACCCATAACTTTTGCACCACTAAACAAAACTTCTATTGTTCTTGAAACTCTACTAAAATTGTCGCTTTCAGGTGGATTAAAACTATCTGATTTTTGTAATGTTTTTTCTAAACCAGTATCTGTTTTTTTAATTTTAAAAACTTGATCAATAAACGTTTTATACTCAAAAAATAATATTTGAACTAAATCATTATCGTAATTAGGATTTGCTATATAACCATCACGCCCTGGGTATCTTACCATTTGCTCTAATTCTTTGTCTGTAAGATATGGAAATTGTTTTTTTATTTCAGCTAAAGTCATCGATTTAATTTCACCAACATAATATATGTCTTCAAAATTAGGGTCATTTGTATATGAATAAACTAAATTAGCAGGATCAACATAATCAACAACAACACCGTTTGATTTATTAAAACTAGTTTTAGTAGCTCCTATACCTATTGTAGCTATATCTTCAATAACTCTTTTTTTAGTTAAATTATATTTATTATTAGCTAAAACGTTATCAATAACTTCTTCTTCTGCTATTTCAATACCTTGTTTATAACTAAGTTGCATGTGAAGTTCTAATTCTTCTTTATTCCTAGGTAATTCACTTGTTGCAATATTAGATCTTGAAAAGTCTTCACCTGTAGTCTGTTTAGCCTGAGCAATAAGTTCTTGGCCATACATATCTTCAACTAAATTAGTTGCGTATTGAGTTCTTTGTCTTAATGAAAAAGGATCTTGAGAAAAAGCTTTTATATCGTAATTTTTAGAGGCAATACCATTTACCACTATATCTAAAAATTTAGGTATAATAGGAACTGGTTTCCAGTCTAAATTTAAATAAGACAAATCACCATTAATAGATAACTCATCTTTATATTTTTGTACATTTTGTTCACCTCTAGCGTATAATCTTAAATTGTGAAAATTTTGATAACCTGTATTCCATCTGCTACCATTTACTCTACCACCTCTAAACCATTCATATTCAATAGCTTGACCAACTAGCAAACCATATTCTAAAGATTTCTTTTCTTCCTCAGATACCATCTGACTTGGAAATGCACTATTAATACCAGTGTTTAATTTCATCTATTAATTATTTTTGATTCATTGCCTCTATTATCATATTTTGAAAAACTCAAATTAACTGGTTGTTTTACAACCTCAGCAACGGGTCTATATTTGTTTTTATTACAAGCCATAATAGCTAAGCCAGAACTAATCGACGCATCATGTTTAGTTCTATTGTTTATATCAAATGCCGCCCAGTCTTCTAATGTTTTTTGTAAATACATTGTGCCATACTGTTCATTATTATAACCTACAAAATCTTCAATATAAGCTTCAATAGCAGCAGCGTGTGCTTGTTTAACATCTTCACTTGAATTAGGTATACCACCTATTTCTTTTTCTGTTACAGATAATTTATGTGCTGTTTTATCTGGCCGATTCATAGAAAAAGCTCTATAACCTCTTCGTTTAAAATGATATAACAACCTTGGTTTATTGTTTTCTGCAAGTATTGGCATACCATAAAATATGCAAGCCATGAGTACATCTTCAAAAAATATTTCTGCGGTCTGAGGTCGAGCTATATATTCTAAAAAAAATAAATTAGCAGGAGCATCTTCCATGCTAAACTTAGTTAAACCATGTAAAGAACCTTTTGATCCTCTACCATCTACAGTACCTGATATATCGTATGAGTCACAACCAAAAGCACCCATGTGTTCGTTACCAGGATATTTTCTACCGTTTTTAACAATAATTCTATTTTGTTGATTTATGTTTGGCACCCAAGAAATTAAAAATCTACCTTGATTACTAGGAACAAACATAACACTTGTATCTTGAACACCATCTTGCCATTGAAAATTACCTTTAGTTACAACGTTTGAATGTTTTAAATCTTCATTATAATCTATTTGTTCGTAAATCTTAGTTAGATTAAATAAAGATTGTTTTGTTTCATCTCTGAATGCATGTTTCTCTGTACGTGGAAACTGTCTGTATAATTCATTAAGTGCATCAGGATCATCCTTAAGGCCATCTACTTCATTTTCCCAGTGCTCGATAACACCGATTTCAATTGGGAAACCGTCTGGACCTTTTTTTGGTTTTTCTGGCGTCTCGAAGACAGGTAACCCATAAGAGTCAATGTATCCTTCGTAGTTCCATTCCATAGGTATGAACAAGCTATATAATCCCGAGCTAGTCTGTCCATTGCGGTTTCTTCTGGTAACGTCTGAGTCATCATATATTTTTTTATAGTTTCTACCACCTTTGTCAAGAGCGTTGCTCGTTGATCCCATCATACACTTACCTATAATTCTAGAACCTAATCGTAAACAAGTTTTTGTAACCCTCCAGTTGTTTAATATGTTGTCAGGTTTTTCCCACTTACCAGATTCATCGTGTACAAGTAGTTTTAATTTTTCACCATCATAACTGTTATCCCCTGTATTTTTCCAGTCAATAGTTGTATCTAATCCTTCAAGCTCTTCTAACTGTTCGTTAGTATCTAATTTTTTTCTTGTAAACCTACTAGCTGGAACCCTGTATGCAAGCTCGGTTTTTGGCCTGTCCATACCATCTTGTATTGGTTTAAAGAAAAAAGGATAGTTAACTGATATGGGTACGATTTTATCGGTAAACATTTTTTTCGCATCAGATCCAGATTTTGATAACACACCGTATCTAGCATCACTAGAGATGGTTGCAAGGTTGACAGTTTCGCCTGATGCCATGAATGAAAAACCAGACCGTCTGTTTTTGAGGTAGCACATTCCGTAACATCTTGTATCTGCCTTGCAAGCTTCCCAGAATATATAGAATAATCTGTTTGCTTCTCTAAAGTCTGCTTGCCCAACATCAATCTTGGACCACTGCAAGTACATATAATGAGTACCAGTAATATAAGTAGCTTTACCTTTATTAGTGAACCAATAACCTTCGTGGCGCCTGGCAAATTCTCTATCAATGTACGCATACCATTTATCTTTAAAATCATCTGGATATTGTTTCCAGTCAAATATTGTTTTAATCTTTTTTAATGTCTTAGGGTACTCATGTGGTTTCCACCTATCATGTTCTTTATCAACATCTTTTTCTTTTGGTAACGCTATTTTTAAGTTTTGTATCTCGTATATATCACCTATTTGACCAGTTTTAGATATAACAATAACATCGTGTTCTTTGTTATAACCATACTCCCACTTTTTAGATTTGTTTAATCTTTGTATTACATGTGGTTTTATATGATCAATTATTTGGTATAATGTTTGTTTATACATTATTTAGATCGTCTTTCTGCAAAACCTCCAAAAGCTTCTTTCTTCTTTTCTTCTTTTGGTTTATCGTTTAACATATCTTCTTCTTCTTTAATACGATTAAGTATTTCAAAAGCATCAAATATAGCTAGCTTTTTTGTAGCTGCAGCATTTTTTAATCTATCAGCTGATATATCATCATCAGAATCAACAATAGCTTCTTTAGCAACTTTTATTAATTCCTCAACTGCTTTGTGCCCAGCTAGGATTATATTCTGTTTCGTTTCCTTGACGTTCATACTTAATTACAATATCATTTGATTTCATACAATATAAGCGCTTACCATCTACAATAAATTCATACTCACCAAAAGGTTTATAACCTACAACATCTTCCTCGCTTATTTCTAGCGCTTCTAACGCACTATTACCATATTTTAATACACCAATAAGATTTTGTTCTAAAACGTTATGTATTTCAATTTTATCTTTGAGTGGTGCAACAAAACATCTATCACCAAATGACAACCATTTGTCTTTATTTTTGTATAAATAAACTTGATCTTGTTGTACAAAATATAAACCGTCTTTAAAATACGATTTACTATTTTTTTCTTCACCTCTCATATTATACCATCTTCTAAATACATTATGATGAATCATTATTAAATCACCTTTTTTAACTGGTGTTTTATATGATAAAGGCACTTCTATAACTTTTGCTATATTATTTACAGCTTTAAAAGTTTCGACTTGAGTGTTAATTATAAGGCTTTTGTCACCTACCTTTACTTTATTATTATATCGCTGGCCGTAGGGCTCAACGATAAAATCAAATAAACTTTTCATTAATACTCTAAATCATACTCAACAGATATAGCCATGTTAGAATTAAATTTCTTCCACGGCAATACCTCGTTGTTTTTTTTAATGTAAATGTTATAAGAATTATCTTTTGTATCAAAGAGTATATGAGATATAGTATGACCTCCATATACTGACTGGGTCAAAGAATAATGCATTGCATCGGTTTTATAATCAGAACCAATGCTAATTTTTCTAATAACAGATGACATTACTCTTTCTTGTCTTCTTCTTTTTCGATAGGTTCAAAAGATCCGTCTTCAAGATTAATGTTAATCGATCCGTATTCTTTTTCTAACTCTTTTTTGAAATCTTCAGTTTGTTTGTTGACTTCACCAAATTTTCCTAATACTTGGGATTTTTGGGCTTCTAAAAATCCAACTTCATTTAACAACTTGTTTAAGTCTTTTTGAAAGCCTTGGATTTTTTTCAGTTGGTCTTCGGTAATCATTTGTTTAGCTTCACTCATTTTATTAAATTTAATTATTTGCCTATTGATTTAAATTTCTCTGCACCTCTTGAACCGAAATAGGCAACATAAACGGTTATTAGAAGTGATTTTAAAAGATCAATCCACCCAGTATCAATACTGAATGCTATATCAAAACCATCTAACAAAATAAAAATAACAAGAGATGTTGTTAAAAATATCAATGTCATTGGTCGTGTGTTTTTAGATAACCAACTATCTGATTTCATATCGCTTTCCCAACGTTTTGAAATTTCTTGTAGTTCAGTCATATCTTGCTCTAATAATTTAAGAGCTATTTCTTTGTCTTGTGG